GTGATAGCCAACACACAACCCACTTCTTACCCTTGAGTAATCTTGTGTTAGGCTTTGTGACCTTTCTTGCTTGAGAATTGCTGGCTATGCCAGAATTATCAAGCTATCGCCTTCTAAGAATAAAACGCGAAATGAGCGGTTAAGCTTTTCTTAACCGCCATCAGCCCCAGAGTCGGCGCGATCTTTGATTGCGCGCCGACACACATGCTCACTCAAAGTCCATATCCTTGATTTCTTTGACAACCCACCTGTCTTCACTTAGCTTGCTTCTATCAGGCTCATAATTAGAGAAAATTAACAAATGAGGACTATTAAATAACTTCATACCTGTCTCATATTTCGTGTTGCATATCATACCGTTCTTGATTTCTTCTATAGCCTTGTAAGACACATTATTCTTGTTCCCTCTCGGCACATCAATAACTATAACATTATGCTTATCCATATCCGCGTTAAATATAATATTAATTAGGTCAGCTTTCTTGCCTTCATCAATATACAACGCATCATGTTTAGCACATAGGAATTTACATAAACTACTTTTCCCAACACCACCGGTGTTTTCGTGGAACCAATAGACCTTTCTATCATCTGGTTCGCCTTTGATGATGTCTATAATCTTCTTCTGATACGGCCTATCAGGCGTAATCAGTTTAATGGCTTTAGGAAAACCCCACTCAGTTCTAAAGATTCCATCATGCGTCTCCTCTTTGGCACAATATTGTGCAACGCAGTCTTCATCTTTAAGTTTTTCCCAATGTATCTTATCAGATAATTTAAAAGCCGTGTCTCGGTGTTTTTTATGACACCATATAGACCCTTGTAGATGTGGAGTTCCACATTTCCCGACTTCTGTTTGGATTTGTCCTTTATAGGCAAATCTCTTCAAAACAGCAACTAGCGGAGCTATTTCTTCCAACTTATAATTATTATAAGTAAAAAAGTGGTTTTTCCTATCAGGAGCTTGTTTTTTCTTCGTTAAAGGGGGAGTAAGAGTATTACCTCCCCCCGGAGCTCCTTGGAGCTCCGCCGTAGGCTTATCGGTGATTAGGCAGTCGGTCATTTATAATTATTATCCCGGTATTAATTATAGATGGTTAAACGCAGTGCCCCTCGCCGCCCCCGCCGTAAGGCCCCCCGCCGCCGCGCGGTGCCGCGTAAGCGAGCAGGCCGTATGGCCCGTGTAACAGACACCGCACGCCTTACTGAAGGCGCTGAGGACCAGCTTGTTCTGGACGCCAATGGCGGGTTTGGTTACAATTACACCACGTCTCTCTCTGAGTATGAGAGAGCACAGGAAGTAGCACATGCGTATAAGTTTTACCGCTGTGCCAGAATCCAATTGGAGTTTGTTCCTTACGCCAACTTTTCTGTTGTTGGTGGTGGTGCTAACCTTCGGCTCCCTCAGTTATATTTTGCAGTTGACAGATGTGCAAATATGAATATTTTACCTACTGAGGCCGAAATGATTGAGCGAGGTGTGTCACCGAAGATTTTTAAGGGAAAGCTTGTCTATTCCTGGAAACCTAATCTGCTTCAATCCGTTCAGCTTGAGACTGAACAACCTGGTGATGGTGGTGGTAACCCTTTGGGAGTACAATCCCTAAGCGCTATCAATAGCGTCCCACTTATGAATAAGTGGTTACCCACACAGCAGTCGTTCGCTTTTACGAACATCCCCCCGGCTATGACGGGTTTGAATGTAAGCCAACTGGCTTCAAATCCCTACGCACTCCGTTACTACGGAGCGGTCTTTGTAATAGACCAGGAAGGCGGTTCTGCGCTAGCAGTTGGAGATTTAATCTCCAAAGTAACATGGGAGTTTAAGGGTCCTCGTGCCCTCAAGACCAATCCTCCGACTGTCTTGCCTCCTATCTCTCCGGCAACTTCTATGATTATACCTGGAGTGATAGCCAACACACAACCCACTTCTTACCCTTGAGTAATCTTGTGTTAGGCTTTGTGACCTTTCTTGCTTGAGAATTGCTGGCTATGCCAGAATTATCAAGCTATCGCCTTCTAAGAAT